GGTTCCCCTGGCGGCAGGAATCCCCATCCCGAGTAGGACAACAGACACGGTACGATCCCCCACAGGTTGCTTTCTGAAAAGATGGGGGTACCGTTGCTGTGTATAAGAGTATGCTCTTGCAGGTCCCAATATTCGATCAAGTCTATCGGGGTGTACGGGTCAAGCAGTTTCCCTCCTGGACCCCGCAGGTCATAAACGTTTACGTTGCCCCGCTTCTTAGCCTTCTGCTGGGTGAACTCTTGTAGCGCATTAGCGTATATCTGCGTACGCTTGATGAACCTGTCCGGTTGCAGCTTTGTCGGATCACAAAGCATCTGCGTCGCCACCGGCACATCAAACCTGAACGGAAGCCAGCTCTGTAACTTCCTCTCGTGCTCTTCCTGCCGCCGCTCGAAGTCCGCCTTTGTCTCTCCAGTCCGTTGCTTCGGCTCTTCTGGCCTCTGATTAAACCTAGGCCCGTCCCAGAATGTTGCCCCAAGCACGCAGTAGTTCTTGTTAGCACCTCTGGTGGGTGATAGAAGCGCTTCAAGGTCCATGCGGGTCAAAAGCGCATTGAGCCACTTTTCTTTCCTGTCTGCCCTCTGCTGGTGTATCTCCCCACGACCGGCAGGCGAGCAGTGAATCCGCCACTCGTCAGAAAGTTGGTTGGCTACAGCGTGGTCAATGAGAGCAGCACTCAGCCCAGGCCGGAACTCAGACCTGGTTAGTCTGGTAGCATCATCCTCCCATACCGGATACGTACGGTTGTAGAAAGTCGCCTTGGTCGCCCACTCCGAGTGAGCATCGCTCCATACCCTTTCAAGGTGGTACGCCTCCCTTTTGATATCGTCTGGCTCACGAGCCATCGGCATACCTCCGTTAGTTCTTCCCCAACGACTTCCCATTAACGGGATATCTGGGGTCCTGGAAAATGATCTTCTTCACGTATGTTATACCACAATCAAGGCATTCGTCCATGCATCGTATCATGATCTTCGGCAATAACTTGCCCCTCGTAATCATTATCGGCTGTGCCGTTGGAGTCAGAAATGCCCCCATCAGGCGCTTTTGGTCTTCTACCCCCTGCTCCATCATCAGCAGTTTCGCGAGGCTGTTCTTGCTTCCACAGTTCGGACAGCACTCCCTCATTACCGGCTCCCCGTTCATCAGGTTCTGTGCTGACGTGTATTCCATCCTTTACCGCCTAATTTTCAGCAAATGCCGCAAATCTTCTAAGTGGTACTTCGTTGCCGTTAACTCGCCCTCTATCGTCGCCTCTCGCTTAGGGGTTATGCCGTGTCGTGATACAGCGTCCGCCAACCCTGACAAAACCTGTTGCGCCAGCCTGTAAGACAGCGTGAAAATAGGTTTGATCTCGTCAAACCCTGTTATCTCCTCTGTCAGGCCATCTTGCGTCAACACTTCTGTTGCATTGGCGCCAATGTCACGGTACACAAACACCCTAGTCGCCCTCAGTTCAGGTACGTCTACGACCGAAACCTGCCAATCCATAACTGCTTACCTCCCTAACTTAACCGGCACCGGCTTCCGGTTTACCTGGCTTATCGTCCTCTCCGGCGCAAAATCGCTCACCAGATACCTCGTGCAGTCCATCAGGTGGAACGACGCTTTGTTCGCTATCTTCCCCTCTACCGGCTCGTAGTCTTCCCCTAACTCCCACGCATACGACCTCAACTCGTCCAAGTACTCGTGCAGGTCATCAAATACATACAACATGTTGCGTTTGTGCCACGCATACACCGCCTGTATCCCCAACATTACATCCTTCGCCCTCTGCTGAGAAGGCTCCTTGATCGGCCATCCCGCAGCCCGAAAAGCCTCCCTCCACCCCTCCTCAGCATGAGCACCCCCAACTCGCCTCATTATCGGCTCTTCCTCACTCAACTCTTTCCATTCCTCCGCATGTTGAACCGCCGTCTTACCACCCTTATGATATGTCCTGTACACGTACAAGTACCCTGTCTTCGGGTCTTGCGCAAACCATACCGCCGCTGTGTGTAGCGGCCCAAAATCGTGACCCACATACCGAGGCCAAGACTCATCCAACTTGAACCTTGGTATCAGGCAAAACTCTTCCTCAAAGGCATCATAAATCAACCCTGCTGGCCTGTCGTACATGCCCCGATAGAACAGGTTGAACTTCCACGTGGGCATTGTGGCCTTTGCCCTCTCCCACTCTTCCCTCGGGAACGCAGGGTTAACGATGCTGTCTATCTGGATAATGTCAATACTGTCCTTGGTGCTCCGCCAACCCATCTTGGTCGGCTCTTTGCACCGATCAAATACCTCGCTCTTCAGCCACGTCACCCCGTAGAGCGTCGTAGTGCCCAGTATCCGCCCCATCGACAATGACAGCCGTCTCAGAACAGCCTCCCACGCCTGACGGTTGAACTGCTCCTGTCCTGCCTCATCCAACCACGCAGCCTTTGCCGTCGCGGACTCTATGGACTCTGGGTTCGTGGCAGAGCCAAATATCACCCTAGTCTTGCCGTCGTGGTACCTGAATACCTTATCACCCTCTCGCCACGTCCCCAGGTGATACAACGTCGAGAACACGTACAAGAACTCGGGTAGCATTTTGAGCTTGAGGAGTGGAAAGGTGGCTGTAATTGCCAAGTAATCCCCAGGACCGCAACGCTCTATCTCTCTCAGCAACCAGTGAGGACCTAAACACGTCTTGCCGACCTGAGTCCCTGACAGCATCCACACCTGACGAGCGGCTGACACCCAGACCGCCGTTTGACCAGCGTGTAGGTTCAGCCGCTTGAGACGCCCCTGCTCGTCCAACTCTCGGAACGGGGGATAGGCAATTGCGGTCGTCACACGTTCCATCCTTTGATTGATGATGGTGCTGGGGATGGCACCCTGAACCCAAACCTCTGCGGTACTCGCTCCATTTCCGCTTCACACCCCTCACACACCGGTGGCGGGTCGTCTATTTTCTGTAGCGTCTCTTTGAGCCTGCCACACTTGGGACACTTCCAGATATAGATCGGCATCATGTCACCGCCTTGTATAGCGCCTCTGGCCCCACTTGCCTCAGTAGGTCATATAGACCGTTGGCGATACGTTTAACCTGACTCTCATCCAGGTCGCAATCGTAGATGATGCTCAGAATGTGAACGGCCTCATGCAGGAAGGTGTTGACTTGTTGTTCGTATGGGAGAGTATCATCCAATGTAATGGAAAACCCATGCACAAATGAAGCATATCCATATTCAGACCGGTTTTGACACTTTTCGTGGTCAAAGATAACGTCAACGGTGCGACCTGACAGTTGGAGTTTACGAGGAATTGCCATCATCTTACCGCCTTGTATAGTGCCTCTGATAGGGCTTCAACAGGATTGGATGCTACTACCCATCGGAACGCCTCCAGGGGCTCGTCATACTGCCAATCAACATTTTGGCACACCTTCACCAGCGCCTCTAAGCGGTCATGCTCGATGGGGACGCGCCAGATCCCCGGATTATCAAGGAACCACTGGGGGTCCATCCCACTCCCGATTTCTCCGTGTTCAATCGGCCTGCTCAGTGCGGGCCACCGTAGGCTACCGTCCTTTAGCGTGGCCCGGGCGCACTTCAGAAACCAGGGTAAGTCTCGTGTTCTGTTGCCAGCCATTCGCTCTATACCGCCTCGTACAGTATCGGTGGTAGGTTGGAGTGTGACGATGGCGCAGAATGGGCAGTTGACCCATGTAACCCTCCCTCGCGTACGCACGCGTGCGCGGTGTTAATCTTAACCTTACTATTGCAATACGGTACGTTAATCACTACCTTCTCCTGCGGTTGGTCAACACTGCCACCCCGACCAGGACTCCCACCAGCACCACCACGAATATCATCTCAATCGTCATCTCTACTCCCTCCGTCTGGGCTCTCCAGCCCCCGTGGGTCCAGCACTACCTCCACATGCTCTATCCTACGGTTGTCTATATTGACCTGAGTGTGTGAGGCAGTATCGTACACATGCTCCATCTTGTTCAGCTCGGCTATGGCCTGGATATTGTCACGTCTCTTCTTATCCTCTGCGATCTCTGAGAGACGCTCTTTACGCCGGACGACGGACATAATAGTTTGTTGCTCGGTTTTAGCTTGGAGTTCGCCTATCCTAGCCGCTATCTTGCCGTTATCCGTCAACTCCGCTGCCTTGCGGTTGATAGTAGCTGGCTTCATGTTCTCGGTATCGTAGGCTATGCGATACGCCTGGCTAGCGTTACCGGTCTTGATGTACTCCTGGGCGAAGCGCTCCTGCTTAGGGGTGAGGTTGTATGTTGCGAGTTTAGTCATCTTATATTTGGGCATACCTCTGGGTACCCCCTCTCCACCCGGACTGCCACCCGTCCGGTTTGTCATTGATCCCACAATCGCGCAATCTCTTAGGACCTCTCCCCAGCTCTGCGCGGTCACTCCATCGAGCTGTTGTCTCACGTCTTGCCCTTGTTATCCGGTAGCCACCGGAACCGTCCTGTTTTGGTAACCCTGCCTAGACTAGACGCAGGGTATTGACAAGCGGGCAAATATCCTTTATGCTATCAATACCTTGCCCGGTATGTAGGGAAGCCCCCGGACGTGTGACACGTAATCGGGGGCTTTTCCATTGTCTGACATAGTAGCAGGAGACGGAGTTGCACCGCCCATTTTGGGGTTATGAAACCCTAGCCTACGCTGATAGTCCTGCGTCATGCCTCTATCGTAATCCACCCCTCACTGTTTGTCAATCTTGACCGTTTCTTTACATTCTCGCCTAGGCGCATCTTGACAAAAGTCCCTTGACACGCCTAGGCGTCTATGCTAATATTGATGTATCACGGATGGAGGTAACGGAGATGGCTAACTACACAATCACATGCGGCAAGTGCGGATACTCAATCAATGCACACAGTGCCAAGGATGTCGCCGAGCGGGCAGAGCAGGAAGGCTGGTGGCAGGACGAGGAGTATGGTTGGGTTTGCCCTAACCACCCAGAGGAGTAGTCCCTTGAGACATCATGACAGAACACACGAAAGAGCCGTGGGTGATGCCCACGCTGATGAGGCTAAGACAGGGATCACAGATGGAGGTAACGGAGATCAAGTACACAATATCAGCCAGAACGGCACTAGGACAAACAATGGCCATCATCAATGCGTCCTGCTACGCTGAGGCCGCGGAGAAGTGGGTGCGGCTCAATTATGGGCGTGGTGTTGTAGCTCGCAGAGTGACTGGCACACATGACAAAAGCGGCTGCTTTCAAGGCTACAAATCGGCTGGTAGCGGTGAGACCAGCTTTGGCGAGCAGTTCCACGTCAGTTAGCCTTACACCCCCACCGAAAGGAGGTAACATCATGACAGAACACACGAAAGAGCCGTGGGCAATCACGCACAATGAGCATGTCGGATGGGAACTATTCAGTGATGATGACAGGGGAGGCACAGGCGAACCCATCGCACAGTTTGTTGAGGAAGAGGATGCTATTCGTGCCTTGGCCTGCGTCAACGCCTGTGAGGGCATCAGCACGGAAGACCTTGAACGATGGAGGCTATTCACGCCAGATGCAATTTACGAAAGGGACACTGAGATTGAACAACTTAAGGCCACCATCGCTGAGCTTGTGGCAGCGTGTGAGGAGAGCATTAGAATACTGGACTTCTATCCAGACGCTTATGGTCTTCTTGAGAGCGCCATCGCCAAGGCGAAGGGAGGACGTAATCATGAGCAAGACATTTGAGGAAATGGCCCAAGATGAATCTGGAACCATCTATGAGGATGGCTACGAAAGCGGGGTGAGGTATATCATCATGCGTGGGCCTGTGGCGCTCTGCGCCTATCTGGGGGTGCCACTTGATCACCCACTTGCCAATCAGCCCTATGATGATATCCCGTTGCGAGTACACGGAGGGCTAACTTTTGGCGAAGAAGGCAAAAAGCCTTGGCCAGAGGGCTGGTTCTGGTATGGTTGGGATTATGGGCACGCCGGGGACAAAGCATTCTACTATTCAGGAGACTCCGTTTGGGGTGACCTGGGAGGTAAGGAGTGGACTATTCCGGAGGTAAAAGACGAAATATGGTGGGTGGCCCTAGACTTCAAGCGGCTCATGAGGTTGGTGGAACGTTTGGGGGCATCATGAACGAATGGACAGGAGAGGCCATCAGGCACTTACGTGCAATGGTGGGCGACACCCAGCCTGAGTTTGCCCGTCGGCTGAAAGTGGCCTCCATCACCGTGTCCCGATGGGAGCGGGCAAAGCAACGGATCGACCAGGTGAACCGCAGGCGGCTTGACCGGCTGGCGAAGCGGGTCGGGTTTGAGGGGGTATGACGTGGCGCACAAGCACTTCTGGCGCATTGTCCCGAATCCTGACATGACACACGACTACTGGCGGTGCAGGTGTGGAGCGACAAAGGTAACCCCAAAGAACGTGGACATCCCTGGTTATCACGAATACAAATCCGATACGGCCCTGATATGGCAAGCCCGCAGGGATGCGTCACTACACTACGGCTGGCACTAAAGGAGGCGTGACCATGAAGCACACCGCGATCTGCCTGCGTTGTGGCGGGTATCAGGTATACGAGAATGGAGAGTGGTGGTGCTATCACTGTGACCCCAAAGGACCCATACAGGAGGAAAGAGAGATGCACGAAACAGACGAGGAACTCATTGACCGGATAGCCAGCACCAAAGCGGCTATCAGCGAGGCACAGAAAAGCCTCTATGAGATGGAGCGAGAGATGATGGACAGGCTGGCTGAACGGGACGCACTGGAAGCCCTCCACCCAACACATATCTGTCGTATCAAGCTGGGCACCCCCACGTATGACAATGCCAAACTGGGAGCCTTGCGTGAACTGTTGCCCCCCGACGTGGTGGAGACAGCCTACACACCACCCACCACCAAACCCGTACCTGAGAAGTGGAACGGGGCAAAACTCAACTCGTTCGAGAAGCGGTACGGCGGCGACGTGGCGGCGGTCATACAGGATGCTAGGGTGCCTGGACGGGCCACGCTAGAGGTCAAGCCGAAGGAGGAGTGCAATGGCAGAGGCTAAACGGGAGAAGGTCAAGGTTGTCGGGGCAAGTCCCAAACGAGACAACAATACCGGGGCTGTCATCGGATGGACGCTCGTTGCAAAGCGCCCGTGGAAAGAGGGGTGGTCAGAATACGACACCAACTTCTACGCCAACGAGGACAATCAGACTGGCATTCTGTTTGCGCAACTAGAACAGGTCAAGGCTGATAGTGTGTTGGAGATTGAGTTCGATGAAATCCCCATCACGATGCAGGGCGGGAAGCCTGGCACCCGAAGATTCCTGACGGCCATCCTGACGAACCCCAACAAACCGCTGGAGGATACCAAGGCTAACGGCAACACATGGCGGGAATCGTGGGGGTACAGCGAGGAGGGCTCACGGTTCAGGGAGACCGCCACCAATGCAAGAACGTCGTTGATAGCCGCCCGAGAGCGGTTGCAAGGAGGAGACGCTGGCGATCTAGATGTTGCGGAATTGGCATGGGTGTATTTTCGTGAGCTGCAATCGATGTGTGGATTAGCTTTCCCTGACACCCTCACGAAAGCACCCGTTCCTACTACCACCCCTGCGCCGTCACAATCCTCTCAGGGGCAGCAAACGCCCGTACAGACCACGGCAACCACATTCTGGGCTGCGGTTATGCCGATGGCAGCGGCACGAGAGGTGAAGGCCAACGACCTTGTGTATTCCGCATTGGGAATGACAGCCCCAGAATATGCAGAGCAGCACAGTTGGGATGAAGCACTGGAAAAGGTCAAGGAATTGAAGGAGGCCTGATGGAATTCAAAGAGATCGAAAGCAGCCACTATCTGAACTTCAAAGCAGAACGAGACGCTAAAACAGGTGCGGAGATAGAAACCAACAATGGTGTGATAAGCGAATTGTGGGTGACGGAACTACCCGATGCCACCAAGCGCTATGAGGTTCCACAAGCATTATGGGACCCTGGGCTGTTGCGATGGCTGGCTGACGTGATAGATGCCGCCCCAGAGGTGGCAGCTCGGGCACTCCCAAAGGCACCTTAACATAGGCCACTACGCTGGTGCTGGGAGCGGATGCGGGCTTAAATACCAGCAACATCCGCATCTCCCGCTGGAGCCAGCGTTGGCGATAGGCCCGAGCTGAAAGAGCGCGCACAGAGGCTTGGGCCACACGAACAGCTAGGCGGGTTGTCAACGCGGGACTACCCGTCTAGCAGCAACCTTATCTTGACAGGGGGGCTTACCCATAGGTTATACTTATGCTATGCGAAAACAGATAAGAATCCCGAAATTACAGTGCAAACGGTGTGGGCATTCATGGATACCACGCCAGCCCGAAGTGCGAATCTGTCCGAAGTGCAAGTCGCCCTATTGGGACAAGGAACGCAAGCAATGAAGACCTGCTCAAGATGCCACATCGAAAAGCCGCTGTCTGAATTTAGCTTTGTGAAGAGCCGTGGCCATTACCGCTCCCATTGTAAGGCTTGCCGAGTTGAAGAAGATCGAGACTGGAAAAGGCGCAACCCTCAAAAGGCAAAGGCGAAGAATCGGCGGTGGGGGGCAATACGCAATGCTACAAGGCAAGCAGCTAGGAAAGCGCAACATCACGTTGAGACTCTGAAAAAGACGTGCCTACAGTCTGGCTTCTGCGAGATTTGCGGCCAAGCAGCGGAAGCCCACCACGAGGATTACAGCAAGCCATCTAAAGTGACATGGCTTTGCCGCAAGCACCACATGGAACGACATAGAGATATGGCTGCACATGGTTTAATTCCTTGATAGCCCCACACGAAAAGAGGTGAAGGATGGCAATACAAACCAGTGAACTATCCGAGAGCGACATGCTCACGGTCGCCGAGGCGCTGGTCAGGGGCAATGGAGGCCAGCCCGTATCCGAAGCGACGGTCCGCCAAGCCTTTACGTGGGCACGACATGCCATTAGGGACCATGCGTTGTTGTCTCTGGTGACCAAGGGGCTAATCGACATGCACTGGGATTCAGAGGGTGACGATTGGGGATTCAAGTTGAGGGAGGCATCGTGACAGGACTGAAGCTTTCAACGCATTTAGGACAGCCCGTTTCATATCCCGGATGGCATTTGTCAGGATTCAGGGACGTCGCCCACTGGATTTATGCTGATGGCGAATATCTCAAGGCGGCGTGTGGGGTATTTTGGTGGACTTCGGACGATGTTTCAAGCATACCGGCAAAGCCTGGCACATCTCTGTGCGAACGTTGTCTGAGGACGAACAGAGTAAAGGAGGCATCGTGAACAAGACAGCGATACCCTGGACTGAATGGACGACGAACCCCTGGGTGGGCTGCGAGTCTGTAAGCCTAGGGTGTGCCAACCACCTGGACGACGTACAGGAGGCGTTCCCCACTCGCATAGTAGTAAGCAAGGATTCAGATACCAGCAGGAT